CTCTATCACTATCATCATTAGCACTATTAGGTAGTAATACATCAAACAATTCTATGTTATTAATACTTAACCTAAGACAATCAACTATATCATTGCCATAACTAATATCCTCAACATCAAATCCCATATCTTCAAACATAATATAGTAATGTCCACTTGTGTGATTTGTGTGTATTCCAACATAAGGTAGCCACTCTTCCTTACCCATAACATTATCAATAAACCAATCATTGTATAGTTTTATCTCTAACTCATTAAGATTATCACTCTCAATATATTCATTGCCTAGTGTTAATCCATAGCTTTTCTCACCCCCCCTTTTCTCTTCCCCATTAATATGTATGTAGTAGAACTCCATATATACATATATATATATAGTTTCTTCACCTACCTCTAAATCATCATTATTATTCTTGTTAAACTCTTGTGGAGTCATTTTTTCTTTTGTTGTTAGAAAGTCTTGCTTAAATGTTTTCATTGTGTTTTGTTTGATTAATATTAATTACATATAACAAAGACTTTTTTAGATATGCAAATTATATCACATTAAATATAATGAGATGAAATGAGATAAGATTATATGCAATCACGCATAATTAGATAAAACGAAATTAAATTTATGATGAAAATGTTATTTACATATAAAGAGGATTTGTACCGTACATTTAAAAGAGAAAATTCACCGTACATTTAAGCCTAAAATCCAGGATGACTAAAAGCCTGGACTGATCAAATTATCAAATCCAGGATGATTAAAATATAAAATAAAATAAGGCTGGAAAGCCAGGATTAACATCTCCTGGACTGATTAGATTAGCATATCCAGGACTGATCAAAAAATTCATATAAAGAGAAAGATTAGCGTACATTTGACTATAAAAAAGAAAAAGGAGAGCATTTAAGCCCTCCTTTATCACTTTCTAACAAGTTATAGTAATAATTACTATATTTTCAACAAAACATTACAATATAACAAAAAAAAAATGACATATTAAAGAAATAAAAGGATTTTTTACAGTATAATTAGAAATAATGAACAAATCTTGCTACTTGCCCACTTTCTTTGTCGTGTAAAAAGCCTTCCACTGCTTTTGGAACACCGCAAAATCCTTTCCCTGAGTGCCAGGAATCACTAGCAGATGGACTCCTCATATATTCCACAGTAACACCAATATAATCTTTAGCATCTAACCACTTGTGCTTAATCTTATGATGTAAATGATGTAAATACCAATATCTATGAGTAGTGTTAGCCCAATCTTGTGGTTTTTCCTGTGCCATTAAAAGAGGAAGTTTGTCCATTTTTGCTCCATCTCCATGCTCAAGTCCTATTAAATTACTTCCAAACCTATAATATTTACGATTTGATACACCACAATCAACATTAACATCATCTGCATTTCTAAACCAACTCTTTAAAGCGTGTGCCAGGTGAAATCCACTCTGAAAATCGTGATTACTCATTGAATGTACACAATCTACAGGAGCAACTACTCTTAACATTTCTACACAATGTACATAAACTTGTAATGCAACTTCATAATGCTCCCACCATTTTCCATCTGTATCTTGATAAGTACCTCTAGTCGTACTTGACATTACATTATCTGTATGTAGAATATCGTTTCCTATGCAAAAAAGCACTCTATCTATCCCAAAACCTTTAGCTTTTTGAATAAGCCCACTAACACCCATTAAAACTCTTTGTATGGCAATTTCCATATTGTATTCTTCACCTGTTTCCCTTGCACTAGCATACTTTCCAATATGAACATCTGCTGGGTTAATAACCAATAAGTGTTGCCCTTCTTTATGTATAATTTTAGGGTATTTAGGAGCATTATCTTCAATAAGCTTTAAAACATTACTAAAAACATTTTTCTCATCAACTACATTAGGTTTAGTAACTACTGAAAATCGTAAATCACCACCCATGTTTTGCCAATGTTTAACTGAAATAACATCTTTCTTTTCAATACCTCTTTCAAGTAAATGCTCATCTAAAGCTGAATTGTGCGAAAGGTTATAGTTGAGGTTTTTTAAATCCCCTGCTCGGTGTTGATATATAAAATCAACTTCTTCATCCGAAAGTCTTAATCGTTTTCCCATATAGTAAAAGTATTGTTATTTTTTAACCTTCTCCCAACTCCTTCCTCCGAAATATGCACCAATGACTGTTAACAAGATTAATTGTAAGAGGTCAATCCAAGTGCCATCCACATGAAAGTCTATAAAACCTGCATCTATAAAGATAAGAATCATTGTACTTAAAACGAGAAATAAAAGTATAATTGGGCGTACATTTTTAGCTAACCAAGAGTCTGATTCCATATCTGACTTCCATCTAGCTGATACTTCTTGTTGCATTTTAGATTCATAAGAGTGAATTATCTCCTGAATCTTTCTTTCTGCTTCTAGCTTTTCTTCCTGGCTAGTAGTTAAGTTATCTATAACACCACCTACACTCTTTACAAGATCTGTAGCTCCACTTGAAAATATTTTACCTAGTATATTCATGTTATTTTTTTATTGGATAAACCTTCTTTTTCTTTCTTTTCTTTGCCATTATATTTATATGTTTTTAATCCACCTAAAAGTTTTCTTATACCATCTATTATCTTTCTTGTTTTGCTTTGTCAGGCAAACACCACATACTGTATCAGTTACAGTAAGTCTAACTGTGTCTATTATTGTTTGTAAAACTATTTTATATTCATATTGAATACTATCATCTCCCATTCTCATTGTAGTCCTCTCGTACATATTACTTAGATTCCACAGACTATCTGAATATTTTTTTTTGATAACTTTTATATCTCTTTTCTTCCTCCATAAGTCTTGCTCTAACAATACTTTCTGTTCTTTTCTGGAGTTTACTTGGTCTACAGCTTCATCTGCTGACCTGAAAAGACTATCTAAATTATTATCAAAAGATTTTATCTCTTCCACAGGCTCTTCTGATGAGAAGCATGAGGATAATGTAAGCAATAATATAAAACATTTAATTTTCATTAATGTTTTTTAATGTTTCTATAAACTTATCATTAAGCTTTTTATAATCTCCTCTAAGAATTATAACCTCTTCTTGTAAATCTTCTATTTGATTTGTAAGAGTAGTCTTATTGTCTATATATAAATAACCAATAGCGATAATACAGAAAAATAAACCCCCTGCCATTGGGTTTGCTGCAAAATCTTTAAAGTTTATTGGAGATTTCAACTGAAAAACATTTTAATAATAAAACCAGCAACAATACCATAAAGAACCCAAAGCGACCTTGCTAGTGTTTTCCTAGCAGTTGTGTTTCTATTTACTCTAGCAGTTACACCACTATCAGGATCAAGTAATCTTTCTGTAAGCATATCTAGTTTCGCATCCATTTTATCTAACTTATCTTCCATTGAGTCCATTCTATGTTCCATTAGTGCCATCTCCTTTACTATGTCTTTATTAGTTGCCATTATATTCTATTATCTAAATCAATATATTCTATGGTAACTTCATTCCCCAAAACTAATTGTCTAGCAATATCTGGATATATTCTTTTGTACGCATTAGTGGACTTTCCAATCCAACCATCTTTGATGATGACATTATTCTCTTGCGAATCCCCCACAAGTAAACATCCAGAAGTATGAGAATCATCATTACCGCAATGTATAAGAACCCACTTAAAATTAGGAACATCACAAACCTCCAACATACCTTTATGTATTCCAGGAAATCTTTTTGAGTATTTTTCATTGAACCCCCCTTCATCTCTAAAGTTTATGTTATATGTTCCACTAGGGATTCTAGTTTCACCTTTCACCTTTAATGCTCTATGCTCATCTTCTAATGTATAGGCAAGAAATCTCATACCCATTTCTGACTCTGTAAAGAGCAATCCATTAGTACAATCAGCTTGACTACTAAACCTTAGAACCTTAAGCTTCATTTTAGATAGTTGCTGCAAAAACCTCTAAATCACAAGCTGCTACCTGTGCTTCTGCTGAGATTACAAATGCTGCATTATGAGATACACTACCTGATGCTATATCTGCACTTGCAACAGCATCAAAGCTTACACCACCTAAGACAAAAGACTTCCCAGCTTCTAGTTTTATAACCATTGTATCTGTTCCAAATACTTTTAAATTAACATAATTAGTGTCATCTAAATTTGTTATTCTAATATATTTAACATCTGTTGCTTTTAAAATACCTTGACCTGAAGCTGCTCCAAGTTCAAGTACACTTGTAAATGCAGAAATAGGAACTTCTACCACTCTACTATAAACCTCATCTATAGAAGATACTGTTAATGTGTTTGTGTTACCATAAGATTGTCCATTTAGGGTAACTGAATCTGTTACTGTTACTGTTAAGTTTGCGTTTGTTACTGTTGTTGCCATTTTTTTTTATTTATTTAATTTATTATTATATTCCATTTAGATATTTAATTCCATCTAACTCCCATTCTTCTATACCTGTATTATCTCCAGTCCAAAAAGAGCCTTCTTCAGCAGTATATAAAGATATTTCTAAAGTATTTTCAAAGCTTAATATTTCATTATCTATTAACTCTGTTGTTGTTACAGTCCATTCACTTCCATCTACACTTGAATGAGCAAATTCAATTAGTTTTTTATCTAATTCATCAAAAACTTCACTTGTTACTATATAATAATTCATTATTTTGATTCAAAATTAGAGTTACCACTTAAAACAATATTAGGAGCAGAGTTTCCACTACTATCATTACCATTGTTTTCCATTTTATAATACATTTTTAAATTACGAGAAGCACTATGTGCAGTTGCATCAAGTGGAGTGCCACTATTATATAATTCAGTAATCTCTGATTGTGATAATTTCTTATCCCAAATAGTTACATCATTGTATTTTGTTTCTGCACTATTACCTGATTTAGCATAACTCCAACTATTACTACCTATAGCTATTTGTCTATCTGCTGTACTCATATTAGGAGTTCCTTGACCAGTTCCATTTGAGCCATAATGACCATTTCCTAGTGGAGTAGCGTTCCAATACATTGGAGCATTACTAGATCCAGCAGAATTTGATGTTCCTTTAGTAACTGTAATCATTGTATAACCAGCAGAATTAGCATTACCTCTATTTGCACTACTCCAATATTGTGAACTTCCTAAACCAGCAGCAGCATAAGCAGCAGCATGGTTACCAGAGTTCGCATGGAATAAATAAAAGTTAGATTTTTTTGCATTTGAAGCAGAACGATATTCAAAATATAATCTATTGTAAGATTCATGATAAAAAATTCTTATCATATTGGCACTAGAATTTGTTGTTCCTGAAGTTGTAGAAGAAAATAAATGAATATTAGTATTTAAAGAACTATTCCATCCTGCTTTTACCCAAAAAGATATAGTATAGGCAGAGCTATGAATAAAGTTAAATTTACCATTTGTATCTGCTATACGAACAGATTGCCCAGTACCAGTAGTAATAGACTTAGCAACAGCATTAGCATTACCAAAAGAAGCAGAAGGTTCATTATATTCCATTCCAATAACATTGTCAATGTTAGCAATTTGCACAGTATTAACACTTCTTATGCGACTAGACTCAACTCCATTTATATGACTTAAAACATTTGCCATTATCCTTCAGCTATTTCTATCCAAGTATTATCAGGATTAAACCAGATTTGTTTATCTTCAGCTCCAGTAGTTACCTTGTAACCAACAACTCTAACATAATCACTAGTACCACTTGGAGCAACTCTAGTTATTTGACCTGCACTATTTGATAAATATAAAGGTATTCCACAACCAGAACCAGGAGTAACGGATAAAGTAACCATTCCTCTTAGAAGCATACCAACTTCACCAGGATCTCCACTACCTAAAGCTATAGCTAATAAACTTGTAGATGAAACAGCAGCATCAGCATCAGCATAAGACCAATAACCAGAACCATTAAGGTAATAACATCTTCCTTCAACAACTTGATTCTCTTCGCTACCACCACCAAAATTTACTATATCGCCTTCTCCATTGCCATTAGTATTGGAACTAGGGGCAAACCCCCTAGAACCAAACTTTTCATATTTATTAACTGACATCTAATTATTGTACTTTAATAACCATTATTGTAACATCATTAGCAGAAGGAGCTGTACGGAAATCTACAGTAACTTGATTAACAGTATTTCTAACTACTTGTGCATATACAGTTTCAAAAGATGATGTATCAAACATTTGAACAATAACTGCTTTTGTGCCTAAACTATGAGTTACTGCTATTGATGTAGCACCACCTATTGTAGTAGTGTATGACCTTGCAGCTAAACCAGCAGAAGTTACAGCTCTATCTCCATCAGTACCAGCTAAAGCTTCTGTTGTTGTTGCTAATTCAACAATACCTTTTACACTTACACTTGCATTTGGCTCATCACCAGTATTTGTTCCACTTACTGCAATATTTGCTACATTTCCTAACCCAACCATTCCTTTACTTATACCTCCTACTGTTCCCGTAAATGTTGGAGAAGCTGTATTAGATTTAAGTCCTATAGCAGTTGTAACACCTGAAGCATAATTAGCATCATCACCAATAGCTGCTGCTAATTCGTTTAATGTATCTAAAGCACCTGGAGCATCAGCTATAAGAGCTGAAACATTAGCTTTTACAAAAGCAGTAGTTGCTATTTGAGTAGTGTTAGTATCAGTTCCTGCTGTTGGAGCTGTTGGAGTTCCAGTAAGGGCAGGAGAAGCCTTTGGAGCTTTTCCATTTAAAGTTGATACTTGTGCAGCCGACATAACACCTGAAACAGATGTAGTTGCAACTGGAATAGTAGCGTTATCTCCATCCGAAGATTCAATTACTCTTGCTGCTGAAGTTCCTGAAATAGATAAATTTGTTGAAACATTATGATTAACATCAGTTGCCTTATTACTATTTGCTGTAATAGCTTCAGATTGAGCAGCACTAATTCCAGTTTTCCCACTATTAGTAGATATAGCAGTTGCTTGAGCTGAACTAATACCAGTCTTATTAGTATTTGCAGTAATCGCTGAAGCTTGACCAGTTGTTATTCCAACTTTAGTATGATTTGCAGCTATTCTAGTTCTCTCTGTAGATGTTGTTCCTACTTTTGCAGTATTTGCTATTACAGCAGAAGCTTGTTCATCAGTCATTGCTCCCCAAGCAGATTCAGTAGCTGCTGGAAGTGAAGCATTATCTCCATCTGAAGATTCTATAACTAAAGAAGTTCCATTAGCTGAAGCACTTAAATCAGTAGAAACATTGTGATTTACATCTGTATTTTTAGCTGTATTATTAGTTATAGCTGTAGCTTGAGCTGAAGTAATACCAGTTTTGCCACTATTAGTTGAAATAGCAGTTGCTTGAGAACTAGTAATACCAGTTTTAGATGTATTTGCAGTAATTGCATTTGCTTGAGCAGCCGATATACCATTTTTATTAGTATTCGCTGTAATTGCTGAAGTTTGACCACTAGTAATTCCAGTTTTTGAAGTATTAAGAGCTATTGCATCTGTTACTGAAGTATCTAAGTTTACAGTTGCATCTCCAGTATCACCTCCAGAAACATTGATGTTTGTACCACCAGCTACAGAAGTAATATCTCCAGTTGCACTTGATAATTCAGTCCAATCTGATGCTTGAGTACCAAGACATACCATTAGTTTATCAGAACCAGTATTGTAGTATATTTTCCCCTCAACTGCCGTAGGATTGTTCGCTAGATGCTGAATCACCATGTTTAGTGATTGATTGTCGTTTAGATCTATGTTACCTGCTACATCAAGATCGTGTAAAAATTTAATTGCCATTTGTTTATTTATTTATTTATTAATTATTAATTGAAATATGCCTTTCCAGAGAAAGTAGCTTTGAATGTTAGTGTTATTTGATTTATAGTATTATAATCTACCTGACCAATTACAACTGTTCCTGCCGAATCTACTACTGTTACGGATGCGTTTTTAGCTAAATTGTGATTTACTATCCAAGTAGCTGAAGATTCGGATTGTGTATGAATATAATTTTTATCTGCCGCTACACTTGATAGAGAAGTAAATTTAAGATTTCCACTAGAATCAGTAGTTAAAACCTCATCAGACAACTCTACATCTACTACATTTATAATGAATCCAGAGCTAACAGGTTTTGCTGGACTAGCAGAAGTTAATCCTGTTAAAGTTACTATTCCCTCTTCATTTTTACTTGCTGTAAAATCAGCGTGAGCATTTAAAGTAGTTTGCAAAGCAGTAGCTACTTGAATTAAAGTAGAGTTTATGCCAGATGAAGTTAAATCAATAGCTATAACACCGCCATAACCAGATGGAGTAGATAAAACAGCAGTAGAAGTAACTTGAAAATATACAGCATATTTAATAGCATCATAACTATTATTAATACATAGGTATTGATGGTGTAAACTACCTGCTTGATCAGCCACAGAAGTTATAGTTACTGTGCTAGTATAGTTACCATTAACCCATTCTACAACTCCTAATAAGTTTTTGGTAGATACACTCCTTTTCCTTGCAGGTTCAAATCCTTTGGCATTATGTATCTGACTATCTGATAGACTATTGTGATGCTTCATTTATTAATATGTTATTATGCCATGTCTTTTACTAACAGAACCACTACCGCTACAGTAGCTACAACTTCCACAGCCCTTCCACTCAGGATATAAGCTTTGATTGTCATCTAAATATAAGTGCATCTTCTTTTTAAAAGTATCTGCCTTTTTATAAGTTTCTTGTCGTAAATAATTTAATTTCTTTTCATTAACAGGGCTTGTAAAATCTGCCATGTTATCTACAACACCTTGAGATGTTGTATTGTATGTTATGTCTGGTAATATTTCAAATTTAACACAAAATGCTAAATAATCTTTAATATAATCATTTACTAAAGTTACATATCCACCTTGTGAAACAGCATCATATAAGTCTTTACCTAAAAATGGTCTAACATGATTAAGCTCTGCTATTTCTATAAAAGTAGGCAACACTAAATGCTTGTCAAAATTAGCATTAGTCATTGCTCTTAGTACCACCTCTGCTCTAGTTATTAGTGCCATCTTCTTCTTTTTTAATAGTTGATTCTTCTTTTACCTCTTCCTTCTTAGATGCAGACCTTTCTTCTATAAGAGCTTTTAATTCTTCATCTGTAAGCTCTGGTAAATGAAATATCTCTCTTCCCTCTCTAATTGTAATAAATTCAGCAGGATTAATATTTCCTAATAAAGAAACAGGAGGTTTAGTGTAAAAACTTAAATCATTAGCACTAATTCCTCTTTCAACTTTTAATATTTTCTTTAAAACCTTTAAAAACATTTGTTGAGGTTCTTTAATTACTGTACTCATTGCTATATCATAAGCAGTAAGTATTTGTTGATTATTACCCAACTGACCTGCCACTTGAATACCTGATAGTGCTGGATTCCATCTATGTGCAGATATTATATTGTCATTTGTGATTTTTTGAAGCTCCATAAAAGAACCATCACTAGTATCATTGATTATTTGAACATTTGTAGCATCACCATCACCATTCTTAGCTATAAATAATATTTTAGAATTATCTCCAGCTCCAGTTAGTTTAGCTACAGCATCATCTATAAAGTCTTGTGCTTCATCCTCTCCCATATCTGCATTTAACTCAACGATTGCACTAGGCATAAACCCATTTTTGAAGCGTGTAAGATTATAGACTCCTATCTGATTTGCTATACGAATATGGTCTAAAGCGGCACAGTAATCTGGCATACCATAATAGAAAAATGTGCTTTCATAGTCTGCAAAATGAACAATAGTTCTGTAAACATCCCCCTCTTTATTATAATCAGGGTACATTGGAAGCTTCCTCATATTATCTGGGTATCTTCTTGCGTGTTCCCAATCTGGATGCAATAATATGTGTTTGCCGTCTTTATGGACTCTAGCGGTTGTTCCGTCTTGATGAAAAAAGTTTATATAGCCTTGACCTACAACAACCTCCATATAAGCGTTTCCTAGCTTCCAATAATCTGATAATACTTTTTTAGCGACATCATCCATAGATTCACCATAAGCATTACAATCTCCTAATAAAGACTTTAATGCTTTATTTGTAGTTGTTAATCCTTCACCTACACTAAATGTAGTTTTAGTTCCAAGTATAGCTCTATGAGTAGAAGCAGATCTTGAAAGTTCTGATAATTCTTGTGGAAATAAATTATTTTTACCAAAAGGAATCCACTCATCTCTTAATTTAGTAGAGATTAAGCTAGTTTCTTTTGGTGCATCTTTTGATACATCCTTAGAAAATGAGTAACCTAATATCTTAGGACTCTTTTTCGTTTGAGTTAATGCTTCCTTTTGCTGTTTTTTTCTGCTCATTTCTGATAGTTTTCTTTTTTATTTTGAATTTAGGCTCGGCTACAACTTCCTCTTTCACTTCTCCTTCAAAACTAACATAAGGCTTATCTTTTAAAAAAGACAAAACCTTTTGGCTTAAAACAGAATTAAATGAAACTGAAATGCTATTTCCTGCTACCTCAACACTATCATCATCAGCAGATAAAAAATAATCCTTAATGAATATATATTTCATAATATTTTTTTGTAAAGATAAAAGAAAAGGGGGGATTAACCCCCTATTTCTTATAATAAATTAAAACTATGCTACAGTTTCAGAAGTCCAAGCATTAGTTATACCAACACTTGGCTGATATAAGTTAACAAAGCCAGTTAAAGTACCTGATCCAGAAGCATAAGTTGCTCCAGCACCATTACCATTAACTAAAAGCATTACTTCTCTTGGATATTCAGCGTGAACACCAGCAAGTTTTACAGCAGTTCCATTAGCATCTTGAAGTCCAACTCCTGTAGCTTGTTCTCCTGAAGAAAATTCCATGTAAGCTTTCTTTTCAAAAACTTTATCATATCCTAATATAAAGAAGTAAGTTTCTGGAGCAGAAGTATCACAATCATCAGCATAAGTTTCGCATAAAGCATAAACTCCACAAGATTCTGTTAATTCTCTTAATCTAGCATTAACTTCTTCAGTTACTTTTGGAAGATAAAACATTAATTCTATATTTACAAGAGTAGAACCATTCTCTCTTGTTGCATTTGCAGTGAAACCAGCAGTTCCTCTATCAAATTCAAATTCGTACCAAGTTGATCCTGCGAAAGCATCAAACTCTGAACCATGAGCATCAGAACCTGGTCCTGATCCAGCAGTAGCATAAGCTACAGTACCCAATCCTCCTTGTTCCATTAGCCAGATTCTTTTTAATCCACCTCTTCGGTTTCTGTCGCAACATATAATTGCGTGTCCTTGTGTTAAAGCCATTTTTTATTTATTTTTTATTTTAGTTAAAAACTTAGGGGAGCTACTAACCCCCCTAAGAGATATTATTAATTATGCAGTTTCAACAGAAGCAACACACATTTCAGGCTCTTTTACAGCAACACCCATAGAGTATAACATTCTGAATCTGTTTTCTTTTTCATCTTTATTATACCACATATCTACATCTTGAGCTTGGAAGTCTGTACCAACAGTAATGTTGTTTTCAGAAGTCCAAATAGCACACATAGTATCAGCAGCAGCATCAGGAGCAAAAGCATTAGCCATATTAGCTAAAGCAACATGATGAGTAGCAATATCAACATCCCAAGAAGGAATTACAACTAATCTAACACCTTGAAATCTTAAGTTTGAAATGCCATCTTGTAAATCTGCATAAGCAGCAACATGAGTTCCAGCAGCTCTTAATCTAAAAGCATAATCATCAGCAAAAGCTCTTGAACAGTATATTAATTGATTGTCCATTGCAGCTAATTCATTAGAACGAAGAGCTAACATAGCTTCTAAGTTAGTAAGTGCGTTAGTTCCAACTACTCTGTTGTTTGCTAAAGAGAAATTTCCAACACCAACTTGTAAGTCTAATGCTTTCCATACTCCATTACATAATCCTTGAGTGTCAGCTCCATTAGTTGCATCACCCCACCATAAGATAGTAGAGAAATCTCTTTTAATACCTTGCATTACAACTTCAGAAACGATTTCTTGGAAGATAGTTCCAGTCATATCAGCTCTATTAATTCCTTTTTTAAGTAATTGAGATTTAATATGAGAGAATAATACATTCGCTTGTTGTGCGTGTTCAACTTCTAATCTACATAATGTTAAAGTTATGTTAGTATTAGCAGATTGAGTACCATCAGCAGTAAAACTTGTTGCTGTAGTCATTGTTTTTGTGATGTCTTTCACAGAAGTGTATCTATCTAATAAGATAGAAGCTCCAGAAACATCAGTCATAACATCCATTCCTTTAAGATGTTCGTTTTCGTAAAATAATGGTGCTAAGAAATACTTTTGAGCATCTTCTTGCGACCAAGTTAAACTTGTACTAATTACATTTGCCATTTTCTTTTGTTTTTTTTAATTAATTTTTAAAATATATTTTTTTATCTTCTGCTATAGTATTAGCAAAAGATTCCCAAACGCTTACTTCCTTAACTTCTGGAGTTGGACTTGGATCTTTACTTGGTACTACACCACTTGGAGTTCCCTCCATTTTAGCAACTTTATAAGTAGCAATTTCTGCTTCTAATGTTGCAATGTAACCATCCTTTTCAACTATTGAACCATTTAATTCAACAATAGCTTTACTAGACTCTTCAATAGACTCTTCTATAGCAATCATTTTATTAGACACTTCTTTGTTGTCAAGAATCTTTACTTCTTTAATTTCTGATGATTTGTTAAACATATCAGAAATAAAAGTTTTTAAGTTTTCAAACTCTTTTTCCATTTTTCCTTTTTTTTGATTATTAAATAATTTTTCTACAATACTTGTATTCTTGTAGTCGTACTTCTTTATATCAAACATAGCTGCCATTTTTATAGGCTCTTCTACTAAGTTGATAAAACCTGCTTCTTGTGCTTCTAAACTATTAAACCAAGTTTCTTCATCCATCCAAGAACGGATTTGCTCCTCTGTCTGACCAGTCTTTGAAACATATATATTAATAAGCCTTTCACCCATTTTATCCATAAGGTCAGCCGCTTTTCTTAAATCATCTGAATCTCCAACTTCACCTCCCCAAACATTGTGTATCATATAAAGAGAGTTTTCACTCATGATTACTTCATCAGCAGCAAGTGCAATAACACTAGCCATTGAAGCAGCAATTCCTTCTATACGAGCAGTAACTTTTTGTGGCATCCTGCTTATAGCATCATATATAGCTAAACCATCTATAACAGAACCGCCTGGTGAATTTATCCTTAAAAGAACAGATGTATCGTTAGGGATTTGTTTTATCTCATTAATAAAAGACTTGGCATCAACCCCAAAATTACCAATTTCATCATATATCATTACCTCAGTCATTTGACTTTTAGCAATATTTTTTATACTATACCAATTCATAAATACAATATAACGCAATGTTTTTTGTAAAGTTTGGAAGTTAGTGGAATAAAAATTTAGTCCAAATAATTTGGTAAAGTAAAATATTAGTCTTTACATTGTATTCTAATCAAAACAAAACAAAATGGATTTCACAACAAAATTAGCACAATATGATGTTACTATACACAAAGGTTTAACTGATGATTGCTCTTTAGAGGGTGCGTTTAGTGTAGAGTGGCAATATTACTCAGAGTTTAGAGGAGAGTATATAAAGGAATTAGGAGTTTATGCCACAAGAGTAATTGGAGTGGTTTATAAGGATGATGAATCAGTTTTAGATGAGGATAGACAAGAAATAGATTCAGAGGATAAAGGATGGACTTTAAAGTCAGATACTACAGATATAGAATGGGGTAATTGTATTCAGCCTATGGACTTATATGTAGATATTAAAAATAAACAAATAATCGTAAACTTTTAATATGTGTGATAAATTAGCAACCCCTTGCTGTAATGCAGGGTATGAAAAAGATGAAGTAAGTGCTTGTTGTGAAGCACAAATATCAGAAAGTGGATTATGCTATTCTTGTAAAGAGCATACAGAATCAGAAGGATATATATGTGATGAGTGTGAAGATTGGTTAGATGAAAGAGATTTAGTAGAAAAAGTATATAACTGTAGATTTTGTGGAGAAGAATTAAATGAGGATAGTGGTTATTGCTCAAAAGAATGTCATGTAGCAGATAATACTGAAGGAGTATAAATAAATTACTAATTAAATTATAATAATATGGAAGTATTAATAAGCATTATGGTAGGGATTGTATTGTATGGTTTTGGATTTTTTAGTGGATCAATAGCAATGGCAGAAAAGAACGCTGAAATTCACAATGAAGAAAGAAAGAAAGCATCAATACATTTTAATCAAATAAGTGAAAAATAACTAAAATTAAATAAATGGGAAAAATGAAAGAAGTGTTTGCTCTACACCAACAAGAGCAAGATGATATTCAAAAATATTATTCAGAGATGTATATGATAGCTACATACATGGGTACTGAAGAAATGTTTAAAACATTATACAAAGCATCATCAGAAAATAAAACAAGTAATAATTCAAAAAAAACAAAAAAATGTCAGAAAATAAAGTAGCAGAAACTAAAAAAGAAACATTAAGAAGATTATTCATTGCCAATAACCTAGTAAAAGAAGATGTTTTTAAACACGCACATTATACAATCATAACTAGGGCTGGTGTAGACAAGATTATGTCGGCACAAGGTATAGAAATTCAATATGAATTAGTTAATTTATCTGATGACCATTCACATTGCTTGATAAAAGCAAAAGGAAAGATGGGGGATAAAATCATTCAAACCTTTGGGGAAGCAACTCCTAAAAATAATAAGAACGCATATCCAGTTGCTATGGCAGAAAAGAGAGCTATGTCAAGAATCGTACTAAAATTAGCTGGTTTTTATGAAAACGGGTTTTTTGGTGAAGATGAGTCAGATGACTTTAAAGCAAAATAAAATGACTGACTGGATAGATGATGTATTAGAGGATGGTGATAAAGAATGTACAATGTGGCAAATAGGTTTTATTGAACAACTTATGGTTACATCTGCTAGTAATTACTCATACAGTAATATTAATTTAAACGATTTAACATATAATGAAGCAGAAGAAATCATCAAAGATCTTAGGGAGAACGACTGCCCTAAAGACACTCAAGAACAATTTAAAAAAATGTGCAGAGCAGGAGTATTCAAGCCTAAAGAATGTTAGAAGGCTTTTCTCTCTAACAAGTAAAAGTGTTGCCACAACAATACCAATAGGAACAACAATACCTATAAATTATTTTTATGATTTTTTAAAGGTTATTCCAAAAAAATACTGGTGTATTAGTCCTGTTTTTTATCATCATCCAGAAAGAGTGTGTTGGGATGCTTTAGGATTCTTAGGAGAGAGTATTCACCGTTCTACAGTAAGAACTAAGTATTTAGAGCTTTGTTTTAAAAAATTAGATATAAGTATATCTGAAGTTTTAGATAATGAAGAGGAGTTATTTATGAATGAAATAGATAATAAAAAAAGATTCCTAATATCATTGAAACATCTTGAAGAAAAACTAGATGAAAAAGAATTAAAATTATTATTAATAAAAGCAAAAAAATTAAGTGATGAAGAAATTAAATTTGAATAGTACAGAGGAAGCTATAGTTGAAATTGTAGAATTAGTTTCTGGGGTTAAGAGAGAGGTTACTAGGGGTAAGTGTAGACAAAGACCTATAGCTTTATCTCGTAGTGTTTTGGGATATATGTTGAGGGATAATGGATGTACATCTCAAAGATCAGCAGAGATAGTTGGTAAGCATCACGCCTCTATATTAAAATATGTTAATGACCATGATTGGAATCTTAAATATTATGAAGAGTATAGGGATTTATATAAAAGCTGTCTTGATGAGTACAATACAGGCTATAGAAAAGCTAAAGTAGGATTAATGGCTAAACAAATAAAAGAATTACAACAATCAATAGAGCTAATAAACTTAGAACTATTATGATTAATGAAGAATATTTTACAACAATGTATAATAACCAGGTTAATGGAACGACCTCAATAGTTTCAAAAATTAAAAACAACAAAAAGATGGCAGACAAACAGTATGTAAATGGAATTATTATCAAGGAAAAAACTTTTGATAATGGTGGAACACAGCTTAAGATTAGTCTTAAGACTGAAGATGTAATAGCTCAATTAAAAGAGCTAGATGATAATGGTTGGTGTAATTTAATTGTAGCAAGAAGAAAAGAACCTTCTGATACAGGAATAACACATTACTCTTATGTAGATACTTGGAAGCCAACTAAAGGTGCTGGGCAACCATCTGCTAAGAAAGCAGTAGTTCAACAAGAAGATGATTTACCATTCTAAATAAATTAGGGGGGAGTGTCCACTACGGACAAAATATAACTATTAAATGTTTTTATTATTGTAACTCTCCCCTTTTTTTTAACTAACAAAACTAATAACATGAAATCTTATATTTTAAAAAAACTTATAGAAGGATATAAAGTTAATCATAGACATAGAGGAGTAAATCTTGTTGCTATTCCTTATAAATATTACAATGAAAAAATACTTGTCATACATGATAATAAGGAAATGACAATAGACCAAGACACTCCACTACTAGGATCAGAAACATTTGAAGATAAGTTTGGTAGAGGTACAAGCTATACTTTATTTTACTACAAATGGAATCCTAGTAAAAATCAAATAAAATTAGATTTATGAGTGAAAAACCAAATTATTACGCAGTAATTCCTGCTGATGTTAGATACAGTAAAAAACTGAATCCAATGGAAAGATTGCTTTATGCCGAAATAACCTGTTTAACGAACTTTAAAGGCTATTGTTGGGCATCTAACGCTTATTTTGGAAAGCTATTTGATAGAAATCCTAAAAGTATAAGTAGAAATTTACAGAATTTATCTTTGCATAATTTTATTAAAATATATTTAGTTAAAAATGATGCCAAGAATGTAGATCAGAGGATGATTTCTCTTGTTTCTAAGATACCTACATCAGCAAAAATACCCCCTCCACAAAAATGTGGAACACCCCCCCTCAAAAATGTAGAGGATAATACTAAGAATGAAAAGACTGTTTTATTTTCAGAATTTTGGGAAGCTTATAATGTAAAGAAAAGCAGGAAATTATGTTATGATAAGTTTATTAAATTAAGTTTAGATAATTGCAAGAAATGTGTTGTGTCTGCACAACAATATTCAGATTCAATAACAGATTCTAAATTTAAAAAACATCCTGCCACTTGGTTGAGCCAAGAATGTTGGGATGATGAAATCACTTCAAATATTAAGGGTAGAGTGTCAGGAGGTGAATTTGATGGAATGGTGTTTTAATGAGTTTTCATGAATACGGCATATCAATAAAAAGAAACTCAGGACAAGTTAAAACAAAATGTCCTAAGTGTTCTCAAGATAGAAAAAAGAAATCTGATCCTTGCCTTTCAGTTAATATAGATGATGGCATTTGGAATTGTCATAATTGTGGTTGGAATGGAGGATTAAAAAAACAAAACAATTTTATGAATGAAAAGCCTTTTGTATTACCAAAAGAGTTAAATGTAAATCAAGTTTACTCTGAAAAACTTATAAAATGGTTTTATGATAGAGGAATATCTGCTGAAACTATGATAAAGAATAGAATTGCAGAGGGTAAAGAATATATGCCACAAGTAGGTAAAGAAGCAACTACTATACAGTTTAAATACTTTAGAGATAGTAAATTAATTAATGTAAAATATAGAGATGCAGCTAAGAATTTTAAACTAGTAAAGGATGCCGAAAGAATTATGTATGGACTAGATGATTTATTAGGAAAGACTAGTGTTATAGTTGTGGAGGGAGAGATGGATAAGTTGGCATTTTATGAAGCTGGATATAAGAATTGTGTTTCAGTACCTAATGGTGCTAGTAATTTAAAGATGGAATATTTAAAAGATTTTCCTGAAGATTTAGAAAAAGTTTATTTAGCTGTAGATAATGATGAGCCAGGTAAAAAGCTACAAGAGGAATTATCAAGAAGAATAGGTAGAGATATTTGTTATAGAGTTGCATATCCAGATGGATGTAAAGATATTAATGATGTTTTAATTAGCTACGATAAAGATGCAGTTAAACATTGTATAGATAATGCTCAAAGCTATCCATTAGAAGGTGTGTTGAATGTAAATGATTTTGATGTAGATATTGATACATTATATGATCAAGGATTAAAAAGAGGTAATACTATTAATCATAATTCATTTGATAATTTATTTAGTTTTGCTTCATCACAATTAACTGTTATAACTGGAATACCTACTCATGGTAAAAGTAATTTTTTAGAACATTTAGCAATGAGATTATCTGCTCAACATGGTTGGAAGTTTGGTGTGTTTAGTCCAGAGCATTATCCTATGCAACTACATTTTTCTGTACTAGCCGAAAAGTTAATTGGCAAATCATTTAGAAAAATAACTAGATATGATAGGATGACTAAAAGTGAATTAGGTTCAGCTAAAGACTTTATATCAGAACATTTCCATTGGATAAGACCTGATGGTGATGTATATAAAATAGACTCTATACTTGAAACTGCAAAAGGATTAATTAGAAGGCATGGTATAAATGCTTTAATAATTGATCCATATAATAAAATTGATGCTAATATTGGAGGTCAAAACGAAACTAATTTTATAAATAAGTTTTTGACTAAGCTCACAATATTTAAACAAAAATATGATATACATATATTCCTAGTAGCACATCCTAGAAAGATGCAAAAACAAGATAATGGTTATTATGATGTTCCAACTCTTTATGATGTGGCTGGTTCTGCTAACTTTTACAATCAAGTTGATAATGGAATAACAGTTTATAGAGATTTTAAAGCTGGTTTAACTGATGTTTATGTCCAAAAAGTTAAATTCAGACATATTGGAGAGTTAGGTAAAGTTGAGTTTAAATATAATTTACAAAATGGTAGGTATAGTGAAGTAGGAGAAGCTTTGGATGACAACTCTTATTTAAAGGATGGTCAAGAAAGTATGTTATAAATTTTGATATTAATAAAATAAACCATTATATTGTATATGAATAAAATTAGAGTAGGCACTTTTTTTAGTGGAATAGGAAGCCCAGAACAGGCAATGTTAAATTTAGGAGTAGAACATGAGATTAAATTCGCTTGTGAAATAGATAAGTTTGCTAGAGAAACATATATCAAGAATTTTAGTCCTGATTATATGTATGAGGATGTAACTAAATTAGATATGAAAGAAGTGCCTTCTGTAGATTTGTTAGTGTTTGGATTTCCTTGTCAAGCATTTAGTTTAGCAGGAAGGAGGGGTGGATTTGATGACACTAGGGGTACTTTGTTTTATGATGCACTAAGATATTTAAGAGAACATAGACCTAAATATTTTATTGGAGAAAATGTAAAGGGATTGTTAAGCCACGATAATGGTAAAACATTTAGAACAATAATAGATTGTATTGCTAAAACTGAAAACAATCAATATTCAATAATGCCATTTGATAACTTAGGTTATAATGTTCATTATCAAGTATTAAACACTAAAAACTTTGGAGTTCCACAAAATAGAGAGAGAATATTTATAGTGGGAATAAGAGATGATGAAGATAATGACTTTAGATTTCCTACCCCAATCCCTTTAAAAGTAAAACTCAAGGACATTTTAGAGAAATCTGTTGATCCTAAATTTTTCTTAAGTCAAAGGATGGTAAATGGTATATATAAAAGTAAATTTATGGAGAGAAAGCCAATGGAGATAGATGGGGTTTGTAAAACCTTAAAGGTTGGTGGTGATACTCCTTGTTTTAAAGATGATAGAGTAATATCTCATAGTCTATATCCAAGAACTAGTAAGACAGGTAAAGGTGGTGTGGGTAGATTAAAAAAAGAAGATGGTACTTCATATTGCTTAGATACAGGAAATGCTCAAGCAGTTGAGGTTATGTGTTGTCTAACTGAAGCAACAGGGAATAGAGCTGGTTCTTCATCTGAATTTCTTAGTAGTGTTAATAGAATACATAAAAACACAGGCAGCATAAGAAGATTAACTCCTATTGAAGCTGAAAGACTACAAGGCTTTCCTGATGAATTTACATCTGGAGTAAGCGATACTCAAAGGTATAAGCAACTAGGTAATACAATTACTGTAAATGTAATACAATCAATTATAAATAACTTATTAAAATAATTTTATTAACTTTGGCAAATGAAATATAGCACTATAAAATCACTTTTAAGAGGTCAAGTTAAGAAAAATGCTAAAGTATTATGGACTTGGAAGATGGGTAAAGAAGAAAATTTTACTTGTATATATAGAAATTATAATGATAATCTTCCTATTTATACTCCACATCAATTACTTGAGAAAATAAATGAAAAAACCAATATACAGGGTGTTAGTTGATTTTGAATATAGAAACAACAAAAGAAGTAACTACATAAGAACACATATAAAAAACGGATTTATAGATACTTTTGCATTATCTAAAGATAAAGATGATATTTATAATCATATAAAAAATAAATTGTTTAGGCAAATAGGAAAAAAGGAAGGAGAAGTTGATATAAAAATTACAAATATAGAAATAGAAGGGAGATATGGAGAAACTAATGGATAAACACAATAAATACTATTATGAAAAAGGTAGAAACACAGACCAATATGATGGCAAAACTAGAGCTGGAGGTATTATGAGTGATAGTAGAGTGCCTGATTATTATAAAGGAAAAGAAGGCTATGAGGCTAGGAAAGTTTGTGATAACTTTGAACTTCCTTATCATCTAGCAACTGCCACCACTTACATTTTAAGGAGCTATCACAAGCACGATACTCCCGTAGAGTGTCTTACTAAAGCAATAGCACATTTAGAGTTTGAGTTAGATAAAATAAAAAGGGAAAAAAATGATTAGTTTTATAATGTCATTTTTTGGATATAAAAAAAATAAATTATTTGAAAATTTAGAAGAGTATGAAAAGACAAGAAAATGAATCTTACGAAGATTATCTTGAGAGAAGAAAGCAAGATAATATAAATACTAAAAGAAGATTAAAGGGAATTAAAGTCTGGCCAGGAGATTGGGGAACTTATGATTCAAGTGTAGATGGAGCAGTAGAAACTAGACTTAAATCTATGATGGAGAAATTAAAAAACAAAAAAGATGTCTAAATTAAACGATCCTAACTATAAAGAGTTGTGTAAGGAGTGTGATAAGAAATTTAGAGGATGTATTTGTAATAGAAGAGAAGGAGATGATGGAGGGATAGTACACGCAAGATGTTTGGAAAAATATAATTATAAATTAAAAAACAAAGAAAATGAAGAAAACAAAAGCAAAAACAGATAATGAAGTAATCTCTATTGATAACAATGAACAATACAGAGTTTGTATAGATTTAAAAGCTCAAGGTAATGCTGAAGGCGGTAAATTTATAAATGTAAAAGGTCTTAAAGATATGGTAGAAGGTCTTGAAGAAAAAGGAGTAAATAAAATGGTAGGATTAGTTTATGATGGAACAGATAGAATAGAGATACTTACTCAAAACATTGAAAACAATGGAGGTGAAAGAGGGTTTATACCAAATGCTAAAATAGTTGATTAGCTATAACAAGAAAGGAATGGCAAAACCAAGAATGACTCAAGCTGATTCTTGGAAAAAAAGACCTATTGTTTTAAAATATTGGGATTATAAACATGATATAAAAGAATGGGCTTTTAAGAATGATTTTAAATTAGGAAATGAAATATATTGTTATTTTCATATACCAATGCCTAAGTCTTGGAGTGTTAAAAAGAAACAAGAAATGCTTGGAAAAAATCATCAACAAAGACCTGATATAGATAATCTATTAAAAGGTTTAATGGACGCACTTTTAGAAGAGGATTCTCATATTCACACTGTATATGCTAAAAAGATTTGGAGTGATAAGGGTTGTATAGAGTTTTATAACTTAACTAATCTTGCTCTTTCATAATATTATAATCTTTAGATGTTTTATATCTTTGTTTATATATTATATTTCGGCATTGCTTTTCAGTTATTCCATGTCTTATAGATATATCTATAAAAGTATTTCCTATATGACCTTCATTGTTTACTATGAATTTATCAAAATCATTAAACATCATATAATTTCTTAATGCTTTAGGAGGTATTATGCCATTTTCAATAAGATGATATACCAAATCTTTAACTGTAAAATCTTCTCCCCACCTAGCTTCTGATTCTTTCCAGACTATATCTAAAAATTCATCTATAATCTCTTTGTGGTTAGCCATTTATTTCCACCAATTCTTAGGGCAATATATAAACTTTTCATCTATATTATTTTTTGCTCTTAAGAAACAACCACAAGCACCACATTTTTCTAGTATTTTAAGCCCTAGAGGGTTCTTATATTCATTACAAGGATTACTACGACATATATCCATTCTTTTGTCGTACAACTCCTTAGAAGCTATCTTTATTCCCTTGCCTAAAATTAACTGATAGAACAATTTTCTTAAATCTTTCATGGTGTAAATATATTAAATATTTTTAAAATATAGTAGACATACTTTCTTGAACATAAACATTGGATTGTGAACTAGTTATTGATGACTCAGAAACATATACTTGTTGAGAGTTAATAGATCCTGCTATTAAACCTGCTATATCTGAAGCAGTCCAATTACCTTTACTAGCATCTAAAGCGGCATTTGTTCCGGGAGTTAAACCTCCTTGTTCAAATTTAACTCCACCACCAGCAACATTCATTGCTGATAACTGACTCCTAAACATTTTAGTAGATTTTCTATTTATAACAGCTTCCCCACCTTCTAACTCAGCTACTCTTCCTCCTACTGCAAACTTAACTCCACCTTGTGCGTGTCTTGCACCATGAACCATTCCTCCTTTAGCAAACTTCTCTCCAGGAACAATACCTCCTTGTTCTCCAACAAACTTTTTAGATAAAATCATTCCAATTTGAGCAGCTATTAAAGCAGACATAATAGGTGCAGCTACAATAGCTCCAACTCCTGTTTGTTCAGAAACCTTTGTTATAGCTACTGCTCCATTAATTAATGCTGTTGCAACACTATTGGCTTTTTCAAGAACGAACATTTTTCTCTTAATAACCATTATCTTTTCTTCCTTTATAGCTTCTTGAGCAACTTGACTATCATCAAACTGTTCTTGCATTGCGGCAGTGTCTTGACCAGCAGCTTCAGCCTGTTCTAGTTTAATTCTAAAAGCATTTTCTCTATCTGCGTTTTCTCCTTCAAACTGTTCATTTAATTTCTTGATAGCAAAGTCAGCTTGATTTTGAGCAAATTCCATAGCGATAGCAGATGCCATACCATAAACTTCTGATATTTTAGCTAATCTAGCATCTTCTAAAGCATTTAATTTATCACTTAAATCTTCAGCAATTTCTAGCTTTCTTGCTGCAAATGCTTGTTCATTTAACTCTCCGTTAGCAAATCTTCTTTTAGCAATAGCTAATTCTTCATCTGCTATTTTAGTAGCATGGTCTACTTTTTCTTTATTTACTCTAAAGAAATTTATTATACCTTGATCTTCTCTTGCTATCCTAGACTCAAAAGCTGCTTGATTGTTTTGATTTCTTTCTTCATCAAACTTTATATTAGCAGCTATTATTTTTTTATTAAATTCATCATCAATTTGTGTTTGAATAAGCCCATTAGTTTTAATTTTAGCGTTTTCTTCTGCTAACATTGCTTCCATTAACCTTAATCTCTCTTTTTGTCCTGCTTCACCTTTTGCATTTGCTTTTGCCCAACCTTCAATAGTAAGTGCTTTTAAAACTTTATATTTATTTTTATTACTAGCTAAAAACTTTTTATCTATTTTATTTTGGTTTGCATTACCACCATCCATTTGAGTTTTTAAAGAATTTACATTAGATTCCATTAGGACTAACTCAGCTGCGTATTTTCTTTTTTGAGCATTTCTAGTGTTAGCTATTGATGCTATTTCTCTAGTTTCTTGATCTTCTATATTTCTAATTTGTAATTTAAACAACTCTTTCCACTGATCTTTTGTTCTTTGTAACCTATGAACACTTAATGCAGATAAATCTGAAGCTGAACCTGACTTTTTTAAAGCAGCAGAAAGATTTGTAACTTTAGTTTTCATCTCATCTATTGTGATGTTTAATTTAGCACCATTACTGCTCCATTCACCAGTTTTCTTTAAAAAATTAGCTAAATCTTTACCTTTAAAAGTTTTCAAAAATGAGGATTGTGCTTTTCTTGCTTCATTAGCTGATTCTGTATCTCCATCTAATAATGCTTGATTTCTTTTAAATATTAAAGCCTTGTATTGTTGTATTTCTTTTAAACTAGCTAATTCATCTTCTGTCTTTTTAAGCTCTACTGTTTGTTTATTTCTAGTTAATTGTCTAAAATCCTCTAACTCATCTATATATAGTTGTCTAATCGTAAGTCTAGTTGTATCATTAGCATCTACTCTAAATTTATTCCATCCTTTTTCTTCTGTTTTTTTCTTACCTAGTTGTTTCTTTAAACTACTTAATAAATCTCTTTCTACTTGTGTTACTATTACTCTATTATCTGTAATTGCTTTTTCTTGTTCAGCATAAGACCTCATTTTTACTTTACCATCTTCTTCTGATATATGTCCTAAATCAATAGCGTTTTGTAAAAGTAATTGATCAAGTTTAACTTGTTTTAGTTTAAGTTGATTTTCTGAACTTAAACCATTAACAACATCTTCTTGCCTAGCAATTCTTACTCTTAAATCAGCTTGTTCATTTAATGAAGTCATGAGTTCCATTAACTCTGTAGTTTTCATTATCTCAACATCATATCCTTTTAAAACTTCAGAATGTTCTTGCTTTAATTTTCTTAAAGCGGCAGTTCTTTCTTGAGTTCCCTCAGTTAATAACAATGCAGTGTTTATACTTTTATTTAAAGCTGTATTCATTCTATTAGTCATTAACTCTACTTCGCCCATCTCATCTCCCATTGTCATTAAGTAACCAATTAGAGTTCCAAGTATTACAACAAAAGCTCCAACTCCAGTAGATGCAAGTGCTACAGCAAAAGCTCTAAAAGAAATAGTAGCAGCACCTGAAGCAAAAGTTAAACCTCTTACAGCAACAGCCAATGCACCAATTCCTTTATATATACTAGTAAATACCCCAACAATTTTTAAAAGAGCTAATCTTGCAATAATTATTTTAAAAGCAATGCTCATAAGGTCAGCAGCAACTTTTATTCTTTTCATTGCTGGTTCAGAAGCAGATAGTTTTTGAACCCAATTTGTTAATCCTTCTATAGAATTTCTTAAACTTATATTAAATATTTGTCCTATTGCAATACCTAATCCTTCAGTTGCAGATTTTAATAAAGTAAAATCACCCTCAAGAGTATTTAATCTTATTGCTGCCATTCTTGATATAACACCTTCAGCATTATTAAGGGTGTCTAGCCCTGATTCCAATCCATCTATGTTTTCAATTAAAGCTAGAAAAGCTGGAGCTGACCTTTTATCTAATAATTCTGTTGCTTCAGTTAAACCAAAAGACTCATCTTTCATCTCTCTTAAGGCTATAATCATTTGAGGTAATCCCTGAACAGTTCTACCTAAATGTTTATTTAGTTTAGAGTTGGCATCACCTAATCTTAAAAAGATATTCTTTAAAGCATTACCTGCCAAAGAACCATGTAAACCATTATCAGCAAGTATCATCATTTGCGCAGCAGTTTCTTCCATAGTGAATCCAGCTGCTCTTGCGATTGGAGCTACAAACTTCATAGACTGACCAAATCTTTCAAGGTTTAATGCAGAGTTTGTAAAAGAAGCTCCCATAATATCAGCTACTCTTCCTGCTTGATCAGCTTCTATTCCAAAAGCTCTTAAAGTAGAACCAGCAATTTGTGCTGAACTTGATAAGGATTCTCCTGTTCCTGCTGCTAGAGCTAAAGTACCGGCTTGAGCTGCTATAATTTCTTTAGCAGTAAAACCAAGTCTTGCATAAGCTTCTTGTAATTTACCCACTTGAGTTGCCGTAAACACTGTTGTTTTTCCTAATTCTAAAGCTGAATCTCTTAATGCCTTAAATTCTTTTGTAGTTGCTCCAGATATTGCTAATACAGCAGCCATTTGACTTTCAAAACCAGCAAAAGAAGTTATAATACCTCTTAATCCTCCTATTATAGCTCTAAACGCAAAAGCAGAAGCAATAGCTATACTGGCAGACTTAAATATGCCAATCATTTTATTACCTCTTTTATTTAAACGATTTGCAGCGGTAGACATTTTTCTAGCAGCAGCAGCGTTTTGATTCATCTTCGCAGTCATTACTTGAATAGCTCTTGACTGTTTTCCATAAGCCATTGTACTTTTACTTAATGCAGAAAGATTCATTTTCGCTTCTTTTAGCTTAAGATTAAGAGAATCTAATTGCTTAAGGTTTGCTTTAAACTCGTAAAATGTTGATGTATTTTCAGCCATTGTTTTTTAATTTTTAACAGTTATTATCATCTTGTTCATCTATATATGGCTTTTCAGCATCTAAACCATATCTGTCAATCTCTTGTATTTCTTCTTTTTTTAAATATAACTTCTTTAAATCCTCTTTATCAGTATAAACTAAATTACAAATTGTACCATCTTCACTTTGTACTATTAATTCATCTGCACCTACAACAATTTCTCCTTTTGAATTAACTGATAAACCTGATTCCCCTAATAAAGTGTCATTTCTTTTTTCTTTATAGTCAATTTTATTTGATTTTCTAGTATCAAGTCTTGATAGATAAGTAATTGTTTCTTCTCCCTCAACACTACCTGCTTTAATTCTTTTCTTTTTTGAATTATTTTTAGGTGAATAGTTTTGGTCATATTTCCATTCAATTAAATCAACTTCAGTAAGTTGTTTCTTGTTTGGCATATAATCTTTAATTCTCTGTACAGTCCAATATGTAGAAACTCCATCTATTTCTAAATGAACTAAATCAGTATAATCAAATAAATTAATATCTTCAGCAGTTAAAGCCATAGTACAAGTTCTTAACATAGCACCACCATTCATTTTATTATAAGCGTGTTGCCAATACTTACTAAACAATCCAGGACTAGTATAACCATAACCATCATCATAATCATTCCAAGATAAATTATAATAATCTATCTGATTTCCTTTATCCCATCCATTTATCCAATCCATATATGGATATTTATTAGTCATTTGAACTGTATTGTCAGACTTTAAAAAGAAATAATTTACACAATTTTGTTTCCCATAATAATTTAAAATTCTTAATCCAAATTTAGGTGTAGGATTATAGCTAGGTCGGTAAGTAAAATCTCCGTTAATTTGACCTCCAGTTTCATCCCACATAACAGGCATAAGAGGATTGTCATCATAAGAGTATGGGTTTTGCCAACTTAAATCACCCCATGCGTAAGCATTTGGTGCGTAAGGATGTGTATTTGAATGTTGGTTAGGATTAGGTTGTAATCCATAATTATTAAAACGATAAGTAGAGCTAAAAACAGTTGAACCTAATTCAAGAATTTCTTTTCTAAATCTTTTTTCATTAAGCTCTGTATAAGATTTATATTCTGTTAAACCATTTTGCTCCCTCCAATTATATAATCCTGCTATACCTTTATCTTTAGAGTCTTTTTTATATTTAAAAGTAACACTTTGAGCTAACTCTTTTATTATATAATTATCACTCCAGCTAGTTGTATCTAATTTACCTGTCCAATCTACTACTTTTCCTGAACCAAAAAATTGATTATAAGGCTCAACTTTGACTACTTTTAATTCTTTATCAGCAGTCCATTGTAGATTAAACAACTCCGTTAATCCCTTTAAGTAATCCATTTGTTTAGTACAAGGCAATATTTTACTTAAATTAAAGTTATAGTCAGGTATTATTGCAGAAACTACTGGATAAACAGACATTACCATCTCTGCTGCATCACCCCACATATCCCAAACAGAAGAATTATTTACTCCTATAACTCTATATGAAATCCAATCTCCAGCATTAAGAGTTCTAACATGGGTTGAAGTTCCAGTAACCCCATTTGATGCTCCTGATGTTGAGTTGTGAACTATTTGACCACCAATCCATCCACTTCCAGATGATATAATAGAACTATTAATCATTAGCTGTGTTCCCATATATGTATTACTACCATTAGCAGCATTATTTTGAGAAACATATAGTTTACTGTTAAGCATAATAGAATAATCTCCAGTAAAAGGAACTGTATATCCTGTAGTAGAACTATTACCATTCCAATTATTACCTACATCTGTTCCTAAAACTATATTTGGGTACCAGTATCTAGTAGCTCCATGTGGACATTTTCCTCCTGAACTAAAGCTACCTGCTGCTGTTGTTTTAGCTGACCTTGCTACTCTAGCGTATTGACTACCATTTGCATCAAATAAATCTGTTTCTATATACTCTTCACCTGAACTATAAGGATGGCATAACTTTGCAAATGTTGGAGATTCAACAAAATTACTTTCTAATGTATATCCAATCCCTTGAAATATTTTATGTATAAGGCTGTAGGCAAAAATAGATGGATGAAAGTCCATTGAATTTTTTTGATAATCTGGAGTAGAAGTAGTATTTAAAGATTCAGCGTTCCATTCACCATAATTAACTAAACCAAAATGATAAGAATCCCCATTATGAGGATCATTATCCCAAGAACTTACAATGTTATCGTAACTTTTTTCTTGTTTAGATGAGTCCTCTTCAATAATAGCAACATCACATATAGTTAAATCTTCTAGTAGATTTGTCCAATCTATAGAGTCCTCAATTATATGACAAGAAAAAGCTCCTCCACTTCCTGAAACCCCCTCTTCTACTCTCATTAATCCTTTAAAAACATTTATACCATCCACACTTACTCTACAAGGTTGCCAATCAATTTTAGTTCGCACAGCACCAACAGCCAACATAGGCTCTAATATTTGAACATTATGTTGATTAGCAGGAATCATAAATGTTTTAGAGTAACCTGCTGCTCTTTTTGTTAAATCCTTAAGGCTTCCAATACTATAAGTTAAAGCTAAAGGCATTGCTTCACTATCAAAAATATCTAAATGATTCCAAGACAACTGGTCTACAGTATAGTTTACTACTGAAGTCATTATAGGTTCAGTAGTTGTTTGAAAGTCTGGATCTTGCTTTGTTACCTTTATGTAGTCTAATGTTAATCTAGCAGGTATGGAGTTATCTATAGCCTTTGCTTCTACAAGGTTTACAGCTCCATCAGCCCAATCAAAAGCTCTATTACCATCCATTTGTAAAAGACCTCCACTATATGCTGTGTCATTCCAAATTGCACTTCTTTTTAATGCACTTAAACAAACTGTATAAACACCAGGAGAGTGAAACTTCTTCAGTTGTCCTGGAATAGATGTTATATTTGTATCATCAGGATTTCCTTCAAGTACAGATAAAGTTGCATTAGTTATTTGAGATATTGAAATTTCAACTTGAAAACAATCTGCTCCTCCTGTTCCTACCATATCACCCCAATAATCAGACCTTAATCCAAGTAATCCTTCACTATCATAACATTGGTTTTTCTGAACATTTAATGATGTATCTCTGTATAAAGAGCCTTCATAAGAACCAATTTCTGTTCTAACAGATAAACTTCCTCCTATCCAATGAAATGGCTGTCCACTACCTAAAGAACTATCCCAATTATGACTGTGCATATAAGCAGATATATACCAACTATAATCTTCAGGTGCGTTCCATAAATCAGGACATATTAAAGAGTAATCATCCATATAATCAGAACCATTACCCATAAGCAAAATATCATCACCAGCAGCCTTTCCCATTACATCAAAAACAACACCTTCTCTTTTTGTAACATTATTTGAACTTCCTATTGTGTTTGAATTGTGCGTATAATATATGCTTCTTCCTTGAGGGTTAGCACCTTGACCTTGTGCATTGTAAGGCACAAAATGATTAGAAGTTATTGGGAATGGAGATAACCAAACAAGACCAACAGGAGCATAACTACTATTTTTATATAATGTAGAGTAAATTATTTTGTTATCATCAATATTAGTTCCTGGTTCAAATTGATTCCCATTCCAAGTTGCCAAATAAGTAAGTAGGCATCCTTGAGATATACACCCAACACCAATAGCTTCTTGTAAAGTACCACCTAAATAACTATTTAGAGCAGGAACAACACCTGTATAACATACTCTATTCATGTAGGGATCAACTATATTAAATCCCTGATCAAAATAAGAAGCTTTATCTTTGCACCCAATAAATTTCACTGTAGTTGTAGTTCCTGTTTGAGTTTCAGTTGTGAAATCTTTAGTTCCAGTAACTTCTCCTACTTCAAGAACACAGTTCTCTGCTAAAAAATTAGTCTGACTCATATTAACCTTTTTGTAATGTTATTTGCTCTGAAAAAGTATAGCTAAATTTAATAAAACTTATATTATTCTCTGTATTATATATATCAAAAGAACCAGGAACTATTAATATAGGAACTAATCTACTATCGCTATAACTAAAAGGAATACTAGTTGTATTTTTTAACTTTAAATTAATCCAAACCATAGAACTAGTTATCATTTCTTCTATATGTACACCTATCTTTCTGCTTACTGGTTGAGATGTAACAGTAAAAACATCTTCTCTATTATTATATAATGTTTTTCTAGTGTGGAGTGAAGTTGATGATGTTGGTATGGAATCATATATAACAGACTCAAAAGATGTTGTTTTGCTTTCAGTGCCATAAATATTTAACCAATCAAACCCTCCTGATGTGTTTCTAAATATGAATTTACTTCTATTACACTTACCATTGTTTTCTTCCTCAGTGTAATCTAAAAATGTAGGAGCAGCATTTCCTTGTCCATCTCTTTGAGTTTTTAATGCACTAGTAGAAGAAGCTCTAACCATAGGATATATAACTGCACCAGCTCCCACTAGATTTCCAGAACTATTAATAAGAGTATTAGCCGTACCACCTCCATTACCTAAAATGTAACCTTTTAAAGTATCTGGATGGCAAGGTATCTTATATAAATTACTATAATCTGAAACTTGAAACATGTGAACCCCAGCTACAGTTCCAGCGGTATTCATTATAGCTATATAAACCCAAAACTCATCCCAATAAGCTCCTAATCCAACAGGAAGATATATAGCATCATTTCTAGCATCACTTCTATTAATAGTATATGCTTTAGTCGCAGCACAACTATTCCAGTTTTGAGCATAACCAAATCCTCCACCGAAAAAATTGGGTTTATTTTGACTAAATTCATAATTAGGATCGGTTAAACTACCTCCCTTATTATCTCCAAGTATTAATCTATTTACTTGATGATGACTATGTGGGAATCCTGTAGAATGAAGAGCTTGAAGCTCATTTGTTGTGGTTGGTAAAGCAAACCAACTATCAGAATAAGCAAAATCAGTTTCATCATCAATTAATGGTTGATTTGGTGTGTTTGAATGTCTAACTGCTGATATTCTTAATCTAAACTGACTTCCTATGTCATCTCCACTATGACCATTCCAATTTTTAGAAAATTCACCACCTGATATAAGTTCCCTGCAATATCCCATAGAATTAAAAGTATAGTGCTGAGAACCTCCTATACTTTCATAAGCATTTAAGTAAATACCTAGCCCAACATAACTACCAGAATTAATCCAAGTTTCTCTTTCTAATTCAGCCTTTAAATAAGCCGCATCTCCAATAGTGTCCATAGCAGTAGTTAATATTGGTCTATATGCTGTTCTAAAAATATGTTTATCTGTGTGAACTACTATTGATGATGCCATTTTATTATATTTTTATATTGAGTACCCTTTTAATGTCTGCTGATACAACTCTTTTTGTATTTGTTGTGAATAAATCTAAAATTTCGTTATCAACTTGTTCTTTTATTTCACCAATCCAATTAGAATTTTTAGGTGATGTTCCTGCGTTTGTCCTTGCAATTTTAAAAGCTTGTGATAAAGCTGCTCTTCCGTAAATTCCTTTTTTTTGTCCTAACCATCTAACTAATCCATGAATATAATCACTTCCAGGATCAGCTCCTGCTCCTGAGAAACTAAACTGAGTAGGTGTTGGGCTATTTAAATCTAATCCATATTCTTTACCTAAAAGACTTATCTTTGTAATACCACCTGAACTAGTCGTTTCTATTCTCATACCATCTCTAAGGCTACCAGAGCTATTAATTGGCATTTTACTTCCACCCCTAGTTTTATTTAACTGTGAAGTAAACATTTGCTTTATTCTATCTCCCGCTATATTTATAATTGAACTCATATACTAAGCTCCTGAACCTGTAAAGCAAGATGAAGCCTGACAAGCTGCTAAAGAACTATATGCTCCTGTTCCATCACCAGGATCGTAACAAACACCACTTTTACAATTATAAGAAGCTGCTACAGCAGTTGGAGGCCAGTCGCTATTACAATCAATTTCAATGCAATTAAAAAATACTTCAATATTAAAAGAACAAGTTACTGTAACTAACTGGTCATTATGAGTTCCTTTCTCTCTACGCAACTGTATTGTTTCTCTTGGGATTAAATCTTGACAATTATTACCTGCTCCTACACAAGACAAAAAATTCCATATTCTATTTTCTAAAGCAGTCATAATAATATGAACATTATCTACTCTCCTAACACCTCTTGGATTAGCTTTAGAATAAGGTCTTGCCGCTGTTATTACACAATTATAAACTTGTAATCCATTATTTATATCTAATATCCTTGAATCAGGGTACTGAAGATTTAATAAGTCATACTTAATATTGTGGTCAAAATTAATATGAGCTAGTTTACCAAACTTAAAGGTTGTAAAACCTGCACTTTTTGCACAGATTTCCATATTGTTTACTAATTGTGTTAAAGTTGTAGCCATTATTTCTGTTGTTTTTTTTGTATCTCTGTTACAATTTCATCAAACCTACTACAAGCGTTTTTCCAAGAAAGATAAGTTAATATCTCATAAAGCTTGGTATCTAAAACACTTTGAACAGCACTTTTACTATTATGAGTAAATAAACCATCAGCAGCTATTCTATAAACTGAGTTTAGCCATCCATAACCATCTATTGTTCCTTTAGCTGCTCTTGCTCCAACTGCATCACCTTCACCGCCTGAGAGGTTAGGGAACTGATCGTCAATCCCTGTTCTAACTTGGTCAAAAAAAAAGCGACATCCCAAATGGTTGCCATATCTAACGATTTGAACAACTCTTCTCTTTTATCAATTAAATTGTCATCTAAATTATCACCCTCCCCTCCTTTTTTAACAAGTATAGCTATTTGTCTAGGCATAAACTCTATTTTCCCTTTAGAAATCATTTCCGACTGTATTTCTAGTTGTTCTGCTTCAATATATCTACCAAATGTAGCTTCTCTCATTAAATCTTTAGGTAAAAAGAATTTTTCATCACCTATAGTAAAAGAAGATATGTCTATTGGTATATATTTTTCGTTTACAAAAGATAAACACTTCATAAGCTTTTCTGCTTCTTTCATATCCCAATGAGATATTTCCTCTTGAGTTAATCCAGTCCAAAAAGACAATATCTTTGTGTTTAAATCTAAAGCCCTAATAGCTTCCCTCCACTCTTCCTCAACATTTTCTTTGTTATCGCTATCTTGTTCTTTTATCTTAGATTCATGTACCTCTATTAACTTAGTAAACCCTAAAAATTTTCCCCACTTTACTTCTAGCCAAGATTCAGGTAATTCTACTACCTTTTCATTCATTAAAAATTCTTTCATCAGTTTAAATGTATTTTATTTTCTTTTGATGTAAATGGATGTACTAAAAGACTATCATTTAGTTTTTCTAAAACATCTACAGTCAAAGATAATAATTTATCTTCAAATAAATATAAATCTTCATCTTGATTTAAAGCTAGGTTAGATATATAGCCTTTAGTTGCCCAATATATATTATTTGGCAAAGACATATACCAATCTCTACGATTAACACCACCTGACTCCACATAACCTCCTAATCCATTGTGAAACTCAATAGCTTTTTCTACTAAAACCTCAAATCCAATATAATCTTCTTCAAACATAGTTACATCATCTATGACTTGGTGAATATCGTTTAAAAACTCATTGACTATAGAAGAATGTCTTTCGTTTAAATAAATTATATCGTTATTAATGCTCATTCTACAATATAACAAATAAATAATGGAACTTTATGGAACAAAAATATAGTTTTTATCTCCACGCCATTATTTTCCTGCCATTCTTAAACATATACCTCATTCTCATCATAAGTGCATCAGCAAAGTCAGGAGAATGTCCTAAGACGGCTTTCATTTCTTTTTTTGATAGAATAGATAGTTTTCCATCATTATCCATATTCTTTCTTCTTATAACTTCAAATTCTTCAATAATCTTGTTTCTAAGGTCAATATCATTGCATTTTACCCATATATTACCCACATTTATCTGTTCTGCAAGTTTATAATAGCATTGTGTTTTTAGATTCTGATAACTCTCTTTATCTAAAGGTTTGGCATTATTCACAAAAGGTTGCACTCCTTTCATGTAATGAGAGAGGTATTGACCTACTCCATCACTATCAATTATGATGTTTTTTTGTGGTATTTTGTGCATATCTGCTGTGTTTCTTATCAATCTCTCTACATTATCGGCAGATGTCTTGTCTTTTGTTATCATTTCCTTGACTACCATCCCATACCATACGCAAATCACTAGTTTATCACTACCAAGAAGAGCAATATCGCAAGAAAGATACCTTTCACCCTCATCTTCAGATACAGATGAGTTAGTGAACATATTTAAAACAGATTCATAGTCAAAAAGTCTATCTTCACCTGAATCATATTCCCAATTACCATGAAGTAGTCTTTCTCTTGAAACAGGATCAAGCTTTTTCAGTTGTTCCTCATAAAACTCTGATATATGTGGATTATCTGCTAATTTAGCCTTCACAAACTTCTTATGAGTAGCTAAAGTACCATCTCTATCTTGTTTATAGAAGTCATACACCCAATTTTTTGCTGGATTGCACGACATAAGCACTTTTGGGCGTAATTTATACTCTGAAAGCATATATCTTATTCTTGAAGCCACAACATTCTTTGCTTTTTCGGTGCATTGGTTCACCTCATCTATAAAAGCACCGGAAATCTCTAGTGAACCAAGTGAATCAAAGTTTGGATCAGCTGGGTACTGGTAAAGGTCTTTTAATAAGATTGAACTGCCATTAGTAAACTCAATAACATTACTTTGGGCATTAAACTTGTAAACTTGACCTTTTTTAACCCCCCAATCACTACAAACCATAAAAAAAGAGTTTAAAGTAGTTTCTTTAAGCGTTTTTAGCACTGCTCTACCCATTAACCAACGAGTGCCAGGATAACGAAGGCAAGAATACAACAACCAAGCTGCTCCAAAATATGATTTACCTCCTCCAGCACTTCCTCCAAATAAAACTTCACTTGTTTCATTGTCGTGAAGGTAATTCCAGGCTTTGTCTTGTTTAGGTGTAGGCTTAAAATCTATTTCCAAACTGACTTAACTAATGCCTTTACAGGTTTTATTATACAAACTATTAAAATAAGATATACAATAACTGGGGGTAAAGCAAATGCTATTGCTAATCCACCAAATAAATATTCTAAAATTCCTGGTTTTGTGTCCTTAAGACCTAAACTTTTTTTAATTTCTTTCATTATTCTATTATTCCAATGCTAGTTAAAAATATTATTGATGCTTCATCTCTATTAAATTTATTCCTAAAAGTTTCTCTTGCTGAATGTTTAGCATTGTCTGCCAACTGATCTGCATATAATACTTCTATAAAATATTTTGCTTCTTCACCTATCTCTGTATTTTCAAATACCTTAGTTTTATAAATAGCGTTCATTAATTCAAGTATATTATAATCTACAGATGTATATGAACTGTACTTGTCAGAATGACTCTCTGCCAACAACAAAGTATCTTCAATAAAAGTAATTGCACTAGCTGCTCTTGCAGTTACTCCCTCTACATTGATAAATGCCTTAAGTTCTTTAGTAGTTAGTTTATCATTAAGAAGAATGTAGTTTCCACCTGTAGAATACTCCAAAGCCCAAAGTGTTCCAGAAACAAGTTCAAAAGGAGCTGGTCGGCTATTTGTTTTTGCATCAAGTTTAGGTTTAAAGAACTTCTTTTTCTCTTCTCTAGGCTCTTCTTTAAGTATTGATAATTTCTTATTATCTCTTATCTTTGTAGGGGGTAGAGAGTTTGTGTAATCCGAATCCATTATTGAGTCAGATATTGTAATTCTTAAAGGTGTAGCTATTGTTAAATCCATTTTCTATGTTTTAATTTATTCTTAAAGTTTCCAAACTATGTTAATTATTTTGATTATATTAGCATCTTATTATTGTTGTTTATAAATAATATAAAAACCCCTTTAACAAAATCCTTTTCATTTTTGTTGAAGTGATGGTCAAGGGAATATTATAATGTTTCTTCAGGGGATTTATAATTAAACACAAATCCTTCCCCACCACTAGTAACATCAACTCTATCAATCACAATTCCTTTCATCTTTGCAATATCCTGGAGTAATAATCTACAGATATTCAAATCTCCTGCTTTATATCCTTGACTATATAAATCTTGCAACATTATAGCGTGTTTATCCATTTCATATTCTCTTTCCTCTGCAAATTGCTCTGCAAAACTCTCTAATGCCTTCTTATAATAGATACTAGCCATTCTTTTCTTAATTCCCCAATGAGCTTCGCAATACTCCATTATGTCAGTGTACCTTACTCCCCTTAAAATTAACCTTACAACCTCAGTGGTTCTTTTGTAGCTAACCAAAGAAGTAGCCTTCCCTGAGTCCTTAGTAATATCTAAAGCTGAACTATTCTTAGTTGAAACAACAGACTTAATAATCTTTAAATCTTGTTCCTTTTGGAGTAGCTTGGCATCTCGCCTATCAGCCCTTCCTTGATCTCTTTTATTCATTTTACAAAGTTACATTATTTATGTACAATATAACAAATAATAAATAATAAAGTTTGGAACTAAAATATATATTGTGCAGTTGGTGTAATAAAAGTTTAAAATCCGAAAATCTAGTGTGAATATCGTACTACCTCAAAATGCAGTCCTCAACACGCAAATAACACCCCCCCAGTGGTTAACACTTTGATAAAATTTATGCAATTATTTTTTTTGATCTTTTCAAACGCCCTCAAAAAATGGCTCTTTTTGATTGGTTAAGTGTTGACACTTTGCACCCCTCACAACCTCACAACAACAACAAAAGATGAGTAACTAGTGTAAAATAGAATCTATAAAAGTACACCCTACACCCCCCAAATTGAGCCACCACCACACACCCACACACACACCCAACGCCCACACCATAACAACAACCAACGAACCAACCAACGAACGAACGAACCAACCAACCAACGCCCACACAATAACACCCACACCACCACACCACGCACACCATAAGCCAACACCATAAGCCAACACAACACCACCAACAACACAACACCCACCAACACCCACCAACCAAAACAACCCCCAATATTGGAGGTTGTGAGGTGCTACA